GCAGGAAGTCGTAGAGCTTGGACAGGGGGATAATTGCTTCCGGCTCTCCACCTTCGCCTGCTTCCAGCAGCGTTGGGGCGGTTACGATGCCGCCGGTTGCTAGTTGCGGAATCTGCGGGATCTTGAAGCTGAAAGTGTTGCCGCCAATGACCGGCACCCAGTCCGGGATTTTTACGTTCAGGGAGTTGATCTTGCCGAGAACGTAGTTGATGGCCGAAATTACGCCGTTCATCGGGGCCTTTGCCAGGTTGACAATAGCTCCGAAGATGTTGGCGAAAATGTTCACGATATTCTGCCACGCGGCTCCCCAGTTCCCGGAGAATACGTTCTCCACAAACTGGATGAGGTTGGAGAAAATCGCTTTTACATTTTCGACGGCTGCGGATACGCTGTTCCACCAGCCAGAAAGGTAGGCGGAGAGCAGTGGGAAGTTGGTCTGGAATCCCGAAACCAGGGCAGCTACGGTGGTAAGCACCGCGGTCTGAATCGAAGTCCAAACTTCGGAGACCTTGGTTCCCATGCGCTGCGCCCAGGCTGTTACCTTGTCCCAGTTACGGTACATCCAAACGCAGGCCGTAACAACAATGCCGATAGCGGCAACTATGAGCAGGAGCTTAAGGTTCATTACCTCTGCGGCCTTGCCGAGAGTAGCACCGCCGTTGGAAGCCGCCTTGAAAACAGTAACGAGGTTTTTCGCAGCGCTGATGGCGGTCATGGCTGTTTTGAAGGTCTTGAAAGCCGTTACTGCGGTAAGGACGCCGCTTGCAAGGGCGATGAACAGTTCTTTATGCTCCGCCGCAAATTGGACGGCTTTTTCTGCTTTAGGGAGAATATCGTCCAAAACAACGAGGCCTTTGTCCATGGCGTCCGTCAGGTATGGAATAGCTTTGTCGGCCAGCTTTTCCAGATACGGCAGCAGCTTCAAGCCGGCCTTTGTCAGGAAATTCTGGAAGCGGTTGGTGAGCTTCTGAATCTTATAATCCAGATTGTCCGTCTGGCGGGCGAATGCTTCATCCGCTGCGCCGGTGGCGTTGTACATCTCCGCCGTCTTTTCGGCGTAGGTGCTGGACTGCTTGCCGCAAAGGGCGAGGATTGCGGTCTGCGCCTCCACGCTGCTGAACAGCTTTGCCATGGCCTGGGTATCACCGCCAACGGTTCCCATCAACGCTTCAAGCGTTCCCTGGAAGCCTAAGCTCTTGATGGCTGCGTCTGCGGTGGAGTAGCCTATCTTACTAAGGGCGGCGTCCATGCTCTTGGAGGGCGACATAAGGCCAGAAAGAACGGCCTTGTACTGCGTGGCGACCTCTGCGGTGCTGCCGGTCACGCCGGTCAGGGTTGCAAAGGTGCCATACAGTTCTTCTTGCTGCACGCCCAAGGCGGAGGCCAGGGGGACGACCTTGCCAATGGACGAGGCCAGTTCCGGGAAGCTGGTTTGTCCGAGGCGAACGGTAGCAAAGGACAGGTCTGCCGCCTTTTGGACAGCCTCTGCGCTGATGTCGCCATAGCCTTTAGTGACGGCGGAAAGCAGGTTGACGCTGTCCGTTGTGGTGGCGTTGCCTGCGGCAGCGGATTTGGCTGCTGTTTCCAGAATGGAGGAAGCATCGTCAACGTCGCCAAACGCAGAAACGACCTGGTACATACCATCGGTTAGGTTGCTGGTAACAACGCCGGTCTTGTCCGAAATGGTCAGGATGTCCGAAGAAATACTTGCGGTTCGGGCTGCAATTTCTTCGTCGGTGCCGGTGAGCAGGGTCTTGACGTTGGACAATTCCTTTTTATAGCCTGCGGCAGAGGTCACGGCTGCGGTAGAAAAGGCCACAGCCGCCGTGCTGGCGGCTGCGAACCCTGCAGCAGCGGCTTTACCGACTGCCTTTGCCGATTTGCTGAGGGAGGCGAGGTCTTTGTCGGCTGCTGCGCAGGCCTTTCGGAGGGTGCCGTCTGATTTGGCACCGATCTTTATCATCAGGTCATACGTTTTACTTTTTGCCAATTTGCGCCTCCACCTCCCTTGCATAGTCCTGGATGGCGTCTGCCAAGTCGTTCAGTTCGTCTATGGACAGGCTCTGCAGGTAGTCAATGCCCACGTGCAAAGCCTGTGACATATAGACGGTGGTTTTTGTGATCGCCCGCGGGGTTAGTCCTCCCCATCCCCGCCGTAGAGAAAACCCACGACTGCGCCCTTGACGGATACCAGGTCAGGAGCGCGCAGGCCCCAGAAGAAGTCCGAGGGCAGGTTGGTGACGTGGTGTGCCATATAGACGGCATACTCCATCGTCATTTCCACGGTGGCGGGGTTGATGCCTTTGTTCAGTTTCTGAACCACGCGGCCTGCTTCCTTGAGGACTGCGCCGTTTACGTCCTCAAGGCCGGACAGGTCGATGCCGGTATAGGTCTTGTCGCCGAAGATGTAGGGCTTGGCGAACTTGATGTAAAGCTCATTGGTGTCCTCTGCGGTTTCGGGTTCCTCGACCTCGGGGGCGAGGGTCAGTTTCTTATCTTCCATTAGCACATTGCCTCCAAAGCTGCCAGCTGGTCTACGCCGCCGACAGCATATTTGCCACGGATTTTGTTCAGTTCGATCAGGGCTTCGCCGTCTACCTCAATCAGAATATATCTGATCGAAAGGGTGATGCTGGTCTCCATAGAGTTTGCGGCCTTGAGCTTGCCCGGTTCGCACTTCTTAGTGAGGCCGCGAACGACTACGCGGATGGGGGTGAACTCAATGTCGCCGTCGTCCGTGTTGCCCTGAATACCGCCACGGATTTCCAGGTGGTGCGCCTTGAGCATGTTGGCCAAGGATGCTGCTTCCTTACCAATAACCCGGAAAGGAATGGGAAGCTCCTGTTCGTTGAAATAACCCGGGGTGGGATCTTCGTATTCGCCGAGGATGCCTGCGCCAGACACGGTGTTGGTGGGGGTCTCAAAGCTGGGCAGCGTCATTTCCTCGCCACGGCCAATGAGCTTGGTGCCGTCTTTGTAGACCTCATACTTGGCGATCTTGGTAGGAATATTCACGATTTATACCTCCAATCGGTCAGGAGAAGATGGTGGACAGGGCGTCGGTGTCATACTCGCGGATGTTGTGGATATACTCCGTAGGAACAAAAGGCGCCATGTAGGTGTGAACAGTCAGATGGCCTGCCAGCAGCTCGGTGGTCGGGTTTTCGTCCTCCAGGAACTTCATGTTATAGCCTGCGCAGTAGCCACGAGCAACGTAGCCGCTGCCGGTGATGTTCGTGCTGTCCACGATGTCCTGCACGAGGCGGCGGTTCTCGGGCTTATCCACCTTCTGGAAGTAGGTCAGGATAAAGTTGTTGCCGTCCCAGTCAAAGAAACGGCGGACGCACCAAAAGCGATCTTTGGTGTCGGTCGTGCTGGGGTATGCGCAGGTATTGTTACCCCAAAACTTGAAGCCGTTGACGTTGATAGCGGTACAGATACCGTTTGCGCCGAGGACGTCGTCCGCCTGCTGCTTGTCGAGCAGCACCTCGGTGCCGTCGTCCAAGCAAAGGCCGGTAATGCGCAGGCTCTTATTGGAGGGGGATTCGTAGGGAACGCCGTCGTTGCTCGTGTCGAGCCAGACGGTGTGCGCTGCGGCCATGGCGGAGAAGTAGTATTTCTTCTCGCCAACCAAGACACGAGGCCAGAGGCAGATGCCGTGGTTCGTGGAGAAGCCCAGCTTCTCCTTCGCCTGCTTACAGTCGGTGTAAACAGTTGCACCGTCGGAATTGGCGGGAATGTCCAGAATGGTGTTGAGATCAAAGCAGCCGTTCAGCTGTTCAACCTTTGCCTGCAGCGCAGCAGCCACGGTTGCGTCCTGCGACCAGCCGGGTGCGATAATCAGGCCGGGCACCAGGCCGAACTTGGGATAGACCTGGCGGATGATTTCCAGGCCAGTTTCCTCGTTGGTGCTGCTGTTTACGCCGCCGACGACGTCGGTCTTGGTAACGCCGCTGGGCTTGATGCTCTTGCTGGTGATCTTCAGTGCGGTTGCTTCCTTTGCGGTGGTGGACAGCAGCACGATGGTCACGTTGCCGTCATCGTCGTGCGCTGCGGTATAGTCCACATCAGCGGCGAGCGGGGTAGCGTCGTTCTTCACCACCAACGAGGGCAGCAGAACGTACTGTTTGGTATAGGTCGCCATGCCGCCGGTGACGGTGACGGTTTCCTCTGCGTTCTCCGTGGTGTGCGCCGTTTTGTTCGGGTCAAGCACATTCACCAGGACGATGGGGGAGTTGTTATAAACACGGAAGTTGGCGTCCATGCTCTGGCAAAGGGTGAAGTTCTCGAAGTCGTCAGAGTAGCCGAGGGCTTCCTGGCACTCTGCAAAACTGTAACAGAGTTTCGGGGTGTTCGCCGCCTTGTAAGGGTCTTTTGCCAGGTGAATGGGGGCCGTGCCGAAAATGACCTGCAGGCCAGCGCTGGACGTGGTGGGGGTGGTTAAGCTGGTAGCAACTTCGCTGTTGCCTACGCCATGAAAATAGCTCATTTATGCGCCCTCCTGGATTTTCTTTGCAACATTGTTGCAGATGGTGGCG